CATCTGATAAAACCACTTCTGTTCCTCGATGACGTTGAGATTGATCGCCGTCCCGCCCATCTCCACCCAGTTCGCCGGGGCCTCACCGCCGACGATGGGAAAGTCTCGGGGGTCGCCCGACGCCTGTTCGACTTGATTCTGGATGTCATTGATCGTCGAGTCGGTCGCGTTCACGACCTGCATGAGACCGGGCGGCACCTCGTTATCGCTGTAATATCGCTTGTGGTGGGTCACGCTGTCCGCGAGGATTTCGAGCCACTCTTTGACCTGCCACGCCGCCGACACCGGATACACGCGATATGAGCGATGGCCCTTCGGATACCGCAGGACGGCCATGTCGTCGTCATCCAACGAGACGGGTTCAATCACACCAGTTCCCGAGGACGTACTACTGAACGCCCCGATGGCCTGCCAGTACGGCGTGTCCTCCGGCATCCCGTGCTCGTCCACGTTGTGCCGAATCGTCAGGGGATCGAGCATCGTCAGCGAGGCCACCGGAAGGTCGCCCGACTCCGGGCGGAGGTACTGAATATACGAGTTCCCCGGCCCGAGCATATCTTCGACGGCGGCGGTTACGAGGTCGTCAAGGTCCTCGTCGCCCATGTGTGGCCCCGTCAGCACGTCCCGGAGGATCGTCTTGAGGTCCTCCACCGCCGACAGTTCGCCCTCACCCATCCCCTCAAGTGCGTCCTCGTCGTCGATGAACGTCAGGTCCCCGCCGAGGAGTTGGTCCGAAATCCCGTTGACGATCGACTGCATGGCCGCCGTTTGCACAATCTGTCGTTGCTTGGCCGCTTCGACGCCACGCGGGACGCCGTACGAATCCGACGCCGTGAGCCAGTTCCCCGTGTTGTTATCGGGCTGTTTCGTCTCCGGGGGCGCAAGCGGGACCTCCTCGCCGTTCACCTCGACAGTATCGCCCCGGATCGTAATCTGTTGGCCGTCGAAGCGTGTCGTAAAGGCCCCGCCGAGCGTCCCGGTCCCGCCCTTCGAGGCGCGGTCGGGTCTGTCGGGCGTCGGGTCCTCGTCCTCGGTGTCGGTCGTGTCGGGCGACTCCTCAAGCGCCCGGTCAGCCGCGTCGAATAGTCCCATACCCGCCGATTCGGGACCGAGTGACAAAAATCACGGTGTCGCTATCGGTTCGGAAGCGCGTCCTCGACCGCCCGCCCACAGCGCCGTTCAATCTCCGCGTAGTCCACGCTTACCTCCGGCGCGTCCGGCGCTTCTCCGTTGATGTACTGCTCCCACGTCAGGCCCATTTCCTGCCGCCGTTCATTGTGGCGCTCGTACTCCTCCCGTGGGATTCTGATTGTACCGTAGTCGCTCATAGTAACGTCTCTTGTCTGTTGTCAGCTATCGGTTTAGTAACGGTTCCAAGTGTTTGCACGTGCTCGCGGAGTTCTTCTGTCGGGTTCCATAATCCAAGCATTGAAGCGAAATTTTCCGATCCTTGTTCGGAATACCAATTGCGGCCATCCAAGAACACGACGAAGTCAGCGGCGCTAAACCACTTCTGAAACCAATCGGTGTCAGTACCAGCGTTTGCCAGCGCGACCGCGCGCTCCGTAGGACCATGCTCATATTGCTTATACAGTCGCCTAAACCACGAGGCTTTGTCTGAAAACGGCGGGTTCAACCACACATTCCCCGGCCACATCTTCGTTAGACCGTCATCAGACTCGGTGTAGCAGGTGTCAGCGATGGGTTCACTCTCAGCCCCACTCGCCGGATCCACGTCGAAGCCGCCTATCTTATCTGCTATCGGCCGCCATAGCTCACGGCTCGTCGCTACGCCGTCATTCGTCTCAGTATGAAACCAAGCGTCGGACATATCACGCGACCCGTTTGTCTCCGTCGTGGACGCCCATACAGAGGTCACAGCTCCACGTTTCGCCGCCGTCTTTGCTTACGTTCCCCCGTTTCGTTCGCACACACCGGACAGAGCATCTTCTGTCTCATTACAATTACCACTTAGGCACCCTTCCTAATAAGTCTTACTAACTATGTCTAACCCTATGGTGTCGTCAAGAACCGCCGGAGGCGTTGATCCGGGTGTTGTCGCGCCTTCGACCGGAGTTCGTCCCGGCCCGTCTTGGCGTAGTTATATTCTCGCGCGATGTTCGCGTTGATATACGACCCCTTACTACTCGCTTCAACCAACCCCGACCACTCCCGCGCCGGAACGTTTGTGTACTGATACACGGCGTCCGGGCCGACATCCCGCAGGTATCGGATGAATAGCTCCCGCGTCCCGAAGTCGTAGATCGCCGAGTGGACGTTTGAGGACGTGAACGTGGAGGTCGGCATCTCCTCCAGCGGGGCCTGCGTCTTGTCGAGGAGGTCGTCTCCGAAGTCCGTGAAATACTCGTTCTCGGCGGGGTGTTGTGGAACGGCCATCCTACCACTTCCCCCCTTTCAGTTCGCTCCGCTGGCGACGGTATTCGTCGACGGCCTTCTGTATCCGGTCGCCGTCACTATCGCCATAGTCCTCGCCCCCGCCCTGTCGGGCCGTCGTTGTCGGGACGTTCCCGAGGTCAACCGCCCGCATAGCTAACTCCGTCGCGTCCAGCATATCGTCGTGGGCCGCCGTGGGGAACGGGAGCCATTCGTTCTGCTCAAACGTTCGCCACGGGTCGTCCGTCGGGGAGCCGATGATCCGAAGGTCGCCGCTCTGGAAGTCGCCCGACAGGTTGTGTATCCGCTCGTGTTTGTCGCCCGTACTTGAGACGTTTTCGGCGGGGATGTCGGTGGTATTCCGAAGCCGTTGTCCGACACCACGCCCGGCGTTCTGTTCGACAAGGAGCTTATTGAGGTCGTAGCCATCCGACTGGGGTGCGGTGCCGTTGACGTGCCGCTGCACCCAGTCAACCGCCTCCGTGACGCTCATGCCGCGTTTTCGTGTTAGGTGGACAAGGTACGCCCGGTCGGTGTCGTAATCGACGCCGATAACAGCCAGCGCGAAGTAATCAGACTCTTGTTCGGCGGCCTTCTGTGGGTCGTCAATCAACCCAAGGTCTAACCCCGCCACGTAACTGAGGGGCTTCGGACGTTCGTTGCCGTCGCCGTCCACCATCGTCGGCGGGCCGTCCTCGTAGATGAGCATATCCGCGCTTAGGACCTCCCCACTCAGTGCGTCGGGGTCCTGTTGGTTCTCCCGTCGCCAAATGGCGATACTGTCGTCACCGTCCACGATGTCATACAGTAGGGCCTCCGGCGGTTGAAAGTCCGGCCAGAGGACGCGGATGTCGTTGTTCGGGATAACGCCGTTCGGGGCGATTTGCACGTCCGGCGGGAGGTCGGCTACCGAGTCGTATTCGTTTCCGTCAGTCCCACGAACGCGCCAGTCGCGGTTCTCAACGGCGGGCCAGTCGCGCGGATGGATCGCCCGGAGCGTATCGGTGTCCCACGTCGCCGACCCCTCAATCTCCGTGGCCCACAGGTCTTGGGGGTGCTTTCGCGTCCCGATGTACACCTGTACCGGACCGTTCGGAAGCGGCGAGTCGTTTGACGTGAGATTATCAACGTAGTCGCGGAAATACTCGCGCGTGTTCCGCCGTTGTGTCTCGGTTCGCTGATTATCCCATACAGCCACGTCGTCGTAGATAATGAGGTCAAAGTGTTCTCCCGTCGGGTCAGATCGGAGGCCCCACGCGCTAATCGTCGCCTCCTTGTGGTGGGTGCCTGCCTCGGTTGTGAGTTCCGTTTGTGACGATGATGCCACGGACACGCCGAACATATCCGCGTATCGGTTGACCGAGTTAACGACCTTCTCGGTGCGGTTCTCGGCGAGGCCCTCCTTGTTCGAGATAATCGCCACACGGATGTCCGGGTACGAGAGAATCGCCCACGTCGGCACGACGATTCCGCTACTCTCGGTCTTGCCGTGCCCCCGTGGCATGAGGCGGGCGATCCGACCGGCGGCGTTCGGGAAGTCGCTGTCCATCGCCATCCAGATGGAATTATATAGTTCGAGCAGGTGGTCGCCCGGCGGCGTCGAGTAGTCGAACAATCGGATGGATGCCACCGCCGGGTGCGCGAGCGGGTCGTTTTCCGCAAGGCCGTAGAGGTCAAGGTCGGGCATGGGTTACTGTTGTACGTCGCGATCCATTATATCTGCCAACATCTCTTTGCTGGCATCGTCGAGTCCGGTTGTTATCTCCACCTCGTCGGCCTCCCTGTCCTCAAACCCACGGTCCTCCAGCCACGAGTTCCAACTGTCTAGCGCTCGCCGGGCCTTCTCAAAGTCGCCGTTGTCCATATGCTCTTGGACGATCCGACGATACGCGAGGTCCGACGCCTGTTTCGCGTCCGACCCGATCTTATCCTCATACCAATCGGCCAGCAAGTCGAAGTCCTTACTAATGGTCTTGTGTGATACGCCGTATCGTCGCCCCAGTTCCGAGTAGTTGAACCCCCACGGGTGCCCCTTGCGTTCGATTAACTGGAGAATCTCGGCGCGACGTTCGTTGTACGTGTACTCCTCGGGCGGTTTGTCGTTCGGGATCGGGATGGCAGAGTAGTCCGTCATTGGAACCACTTGGAACCGTTAGCCATCGGCATTTACCCCCGCTTCAACTTGGCGTTTCGCCTCGCCGATCCGCCGCTCGATGATCGGCTTGTATGCGCCCTCCTCGTCTAACTCAAAGCCGACGTAATCCCGGTTGTTCTGGATAGCGGCGACTGCGGTGGTCCCCGAACCCATGAAGGGGTCAAGTACTACGTCGCCCTCTTGAGTCGTGTGTTCTATGGCTTTTGTGACCAGTTCGATTGAGAACGGGGCGGGGTGTTCACCCGTCTCTTCGCTTTCGTGAGTCCCGCCGCGGACTAGGTCACATTCCCATACGTCGCTGGCCTTCCCGTCGAGGGGTTTGGTCGAACTTGTGAAATGGTATATCGGTTCCCATGAGTCGTAGAACTTCCCTTGTGCGGACATCATGGCCTTCGACGAGGTCCCCCGCTTGTCCCATACGATCATAGATGCCATCGGCCGGTTGATCGTGTTTTGGACCCACAGATTCGGGGATATAACGTGGTTGTTGTATACTTTCCCGAAGTTGATGAATATGTGTCCATCGTCTTTTACCACCCGATTTAGTTCGGCTCCGACAGTCGTCAGAAACTCCACGAATTCCTCGTGTCCCATAGAATCATCATATTCTACGGCGTCCCTCTCCCTATCTTTGCCTTCTCCTTTATCGATATTGTACGGCGGTGACGTGAACACCATATCCACGCTGTCGTCGTCCAGTCGCTCGCGCATCCCCTCCACGCAGTCCTCGAAATAGACGTTGTGTTCAGGATCATACTCATACGCAGGCGGCATCGACGAATCGACTTTGATCTCCGCGAGCAACTCATCAAGGTCCTCGTCGGCGGCGTCCACGAGGTCGTGTACCTCGTCGGACTTCCCGGCATCGAGCAGGTAATCGTACTCCAACGCGTCCCGTTTGGAGTCGTGTTCGCCGTGGATCTTGTTCAACTCCTGCCGCCAGAGGCGACGGGTCGCGTCGTCGATGTCGAACTGTCGCACGGGCACCTCCGAGAGGCCGATCTCTTGGGCGGCCCGCCAGCGGTGTTCCCCGTCCGCAATCAGGCCGTCGGTGTTCGTGACGATCGGCCCGCCCAACCAGCCGTTCTGTCGCATCCGGTCACACAGGAGGCCGAACTGCTCGTCGGTCATTTCGTTGGGGTTGTCGCCGTCCGTCTCCAGTTCATCCACGGGTACGGTGCCCTCGAACTCGGG